AGAGGAGATAAATGAAATGACAGAAGAAAAAAATGAACTTTTAGATTGGGAAGTATTCGATGAAGAAAACATTCAAAAAACCATAGTTACTTTGAAAGAAATGAAACAGAGGTTCTTCATACTAAACTTAGATCACCTTCAGGCTCTAAGTCGTCTAGATCCTTCGCACGTAAACGCATTGGCATATATTGAGCTTATAGACAAAACGATTGAATATGCCCAAGAAAAAAGATGGGTGCAATATAATACAGAGTTTCGTGCTATGGATCGAGAGCAGTATGAAAAAGAGGCAGCAGCAAGAGATGCATCAGCAGCAGCAGCAGCAGCAAGGGAGGCAGCAGCAAGAGATGCATCAGCAAGAGAGGCAAATGAAAGAGGAGATAAATGAAATGACAAAAAGAAAAAATCCGTTTAAAAATATAAATTTTGAAATATTCAATGAAGAAAACATTGAACAACTAATAGTTGATTTGGAAGCAATGAAAGAGAATTTCTTGGCAACTAACTTATCTTACCTGTCCATCACAAATCGTCGAGATCCTTCGCATGTAAACGGATTCGCATATTTTGAGCTTTTAGAAACAACACTTGAATATGCCAAAGATAAAAGAGAGATTTATCATCCCGAAATATTCGAGAGTTCAACAACTCGAAATTTGGAGGTCGATTCCGATTAATTGACAGTATGTTGTAACAGATTAGTAATTCAGTAGGGATAATTTACATCATGACAAGAGAAATTGACAATTCAAGAATACAACGCAAGTCATCCAAGCGAACACATCCCGAAGTTGATAAACAGCTCAAGGAATTATTTGCGAGTGACTACGGAACATATTCAATAAAGGCAATTACAAGAAAGCTTCACGAATGGCTTGCCGAACATCCACCATTTACCGTTAACGATTCACCATCGGAAAGCACGATTCGAGACAGGAAAAAAGAATACGAAAATAATCTTGCTCGAGGTGTTGATGATGAAGATAAAAAAGATCGTTCTGATTTATGGGTACACACACCAGATCAAAATCCAGATGATGTTCGTGCAATATTAGATGTACTTGCAGAAGTTATTGAGCGGACCAAAGGTCGCACAAAATCTTTCACTAAAGCTGAGGCAAAATGGATTGCTCATTTACATGCAATTGGTGTGGGTCTAAAAGCTTGGGCTATTTATTTACTAGCACGGGAGTATCTACTGCATCCCAATACAGATCAAAAACTTGCTCTGGACATGATGTTGGCTGCTGGAAGTAAATACCCTGTTCATCCAGACGATGGAAAGCTGATTGCGTAAGTAAGGGGGTAATACTTATATATCGCGCACGCGCGTGTGTGGTAGATTTTTCTTTTTCGTGCTAAGATATTCGGCATGTCATCTAAGCTGCCTGCTGGCACAAAAGAACAAAGACGAGTTAATGAGCAAGAAGCCCTTCGCTTAAGATTAGCTGGTGCTCAATATTCCGACATTGCAGAGCAGCTCAATTATCGTAATGCTACCGATGCCAAGAAAGCAGCTGACCGAGCATTCACTCGCATACACCTAGAACCAACAGAACAACAACTACGCTTAGCATTAGCACGCTATGAGCGTTTACTTCTATCTGTTTGGGTACCTGCTACCAATGGAGTTATCGCGGCAGTACGTGAAGCCAGAGCATGTCAAGACGCTATCACTAAACTATTAGGACTCAATGCACCTGAAAAGTTCCATATATCGTGGGATGAAATTATGGAAGACACTCGAAAACTAGCACGTGAAAAAGGCATGGACGAACAAGCTCAAGAAGAGGCTGTCCAATTTGTGATGGAGCACATGGGCTTAGATAAGTAGAGGGGCTATGGCATACGAGAACAGAATTGTGGGCACAGGGACAGAACATCCTGAACAATTATTAGCTAATCCCAACAACTGGCGCATACATCCAAAAGCTCAACAAGACGCATTGGAATCTTCCTTAACTGATGTTGGTTGGGTTCAGCACATTATCGTCAATCAAAGAACTGGTCATGTAGTAGACGGTCACATGAGAGCTTCCGTTGCCATATCACGCAACGAGCAAGAAGTGCCTGTAGTGTATGTTGACTTAACAGACGAAGAAGAGCGACAAATCTTAGCCACCTATGATCCTATTGCTGCGATGGCTGTTACGGATACTAAAGCAATAAATGAACTCATAAATGATATGCATTTAACCGAAGAATTAGTTAACGCTATTCATCAATCAATGCCTGAATGGAATCCTGACTGGGATGATACAGAACAAAAATCACAAGCACTCACCTCAACTGATTACTTTTCATTAACTCTGGAAGTTCCTTTTGAACAATTTGACTCAGTAAAAAAGGAAGTTGAGAACTTTATTTCTCAATGGAGTGAGGTAAGAATCAAATAATGTCTTTAAATATCTTATTGAGTTACGCATTAACATCTTCAAACGATATTGAGCGTATTAATAAGAACATTCCAATTAAGACTAAAATCATAATCGACAGTGGAGCCTTTACTGCGTTCAAAACTGGCAAAGTTATTCACTTGAAAGAATATGTTAAATTTTTAGAAAACCTTCCTTTTGAGCCTTATGGCTATATTAACTTAGATGTCATAGGAAACCCTCAAGCCTCAATGGATAACTATAAGAAGCTGCGGAAGATGGGGTTGAATCCTGTTCCTGTTATTACTAAAGGATCACAACTCAGCGAATTTGATCAATATACTGATGCACCTTTCATTGCCTTGGGAGGCTTGGTTTCTGCCATTGCTTCAAAAAAGGAAACAGTCGGATGGATAGATTTATGTGTTAAAGAGGCAAAGCAAAGGGAAGTTCCTCTTCATCTTTTAGGAGTTTCGTCTGCTTCAATGATAACTCGATGGCTTTGTGGTTCAGCTGATTCATCATCATGGGACTCGTCAACAAGGTATGGAAGATTCAGTCTCTATGCAGGAGGGGGCAAGATGCTTGGTTTTGATCGAAGACAAGTCAAAACAATATTTCAAAATAACTCTGCACTACAAATGCTAACTAAACAACATGATGTCAATCCTTATAACTTAATCAAAGAAAAGAACTGGCGAGGAGGTTCGTCAGTTATAGGAAATCTGAGTGCGAGGGCATGGGTGAAATATGCAAATGATATTGAAAATCGCTATGCACAAAAATTATTCATTGCATGTATTGGGTCAAGAGCAGGTGTTGTTATTAGTCAATATAAACAGGAACAGGAGATGTTAGATGGAGTCAAAAAATAAGACAGCAGTAGTTCTCTTATCAGGAGGATTAGATAGCACTGTATGTATGGGAATCGCACAACGACAGCAATTTAAATTAATTGCAGTCAGTATGTGGTATGGACAAAAACATGCAAGTGAAGTCAATGCAGCCAGACGTGTTGCCGAACATTACAACGCAGAGCATATCGTTGTTGAGTTACCGACCGACCCTTTCAAGATGGGATCGCTAACATCAGATGAGGCTATGCCTGAAATGACGTATGAAGAAATCAGCAATAATTTTGGAGTTTCTCCAACATACGTTCCATTTCGTAACGGAACATTCCTTAGCATCGCAACAGCAATAGCACTGACAAAAGGAGCTGAAGAAGTCTATGCAGGTATGCACGCAGAAGATGCAAGTGGCTGGGCTTATCCAGATTGCACTCCTGAATTTCTAGGAGCTATGTCAAGTGCTATTTATGTTGGTTCATATAGGGAAGTTCGATTAGTTACTCCATTGATGTGGTTGGATAAGACAGAAGTAGTCAAGAAAGGAATTGAAGTCAATGCTCCCTTTGAACTGACATTATCTTGCTATGAAGGATTAGAGCCTCCATGTGAAAAGTGTCCAACTTGTGTCTCTCGTGCTCACGCATTTGAAACAGCAGGAATCGAAGATCCTATATGTATGAAATAACAAAAGAATTCAAATTCTCGGCAGGACATTTCCTCAATGGCTTGCCAGAGACACATCAATGCTCACGTCAACACGGTCATAATTATTTGGTAGAAGTATGCTTACGATCTGATCGACTCAACGAAGTAGGATTCATAGTTGATTATGGTGACCTTGCAGACTTCAAACAAATTATCGACAGTGAATACGACCATAGAAATTTGAATGATTTTCTAGACTTTAATCCAACAGCAGAAAACCTAGCTCAGAAGTTCTTTGCAATAGCTATGAATCTTCCTTGGGGAAATGATCTCAGCTCTATCACAGTTAAAGAAACAGATGGAACGAGTGCGGTATATTACCAATGAATAAAATTATTATTAATGAAATATTTGGTCCAACTGTTCAAGGCGAAGGAGTTAACAGTGGGAAGCAAGCAGCCTTCATTCGTTTAGGTGGTTGTAATCTCACTTGTACTTGGTGCGATACTCCTTACACGTGGGATACCTCTCGATATGACTTAAAGGTAGAGAATACAAGATACGATATTGATGAAGTTGTTAGTCTGCTCCCTAAGGTGCCTATAATCGTTATATCAGGCGGTGAACCTTTATTACAGTATAATTCCTTGGAAATCCTTTGTAACCGCCTTATTTCGCAAAACTACAAAATTGAAATAGAAACGAATGGAACACGTCCACCAATGCCACCAAATAAAGACATTCGTTATAACGTCTCCCCAAAATTAGAACATGCAGGAGATCCGTTATCAAAAAGAATCACTCGCCATCTCTTTGACTATGTTGATGACCCTAATGCGACATTTAAATTCGTTGTTCAAAACACTAACGATCTCAAAGAAGTCGATCACATTGTCACAGCACATCAAATTGATGTTGACCGTGTTTGGATTATGCCTGAAGGGGTCACTAGTGAAGTACTTAACAAAAGACTGACTGAAATATCTCAAGCAAGTATCGATCGCAAATATAACGTCACTGGCAGATTGCATATTCAAATGTTTGGAGGAGTTCGTGGAAAATAATGAACAGCTTGTAAGATCTATAATTCAAGCTATTGGTGATGACCCTAATAGAGCAGGCATGTTAGAAACTCCAAATCGAGTAGTACGGTCGTGGTTAGAACTTTTTAGTGGATACACAAATGAAGTAGACCTCAAATGGTTTAAAGACGATACAGATGAAATGGTAATAGTCAGAGATATTGAATTCTTCTCAACATGCGAACATCACATGCTTCCATTCTTTGGAACTGCTGATGTTGGATATATCCCTAATGGAGCAGTCGTTGGATTAAGTAAGATTGCTCGGCTTGTAGATAATAAAGCTCGTCAATTTCAAATTCAGGAAAGACTTGCAAGAGACATTGGTAACAGTTTGCAGAATGCCTTAACAGAACATCCTCCTCTTGGAGTTGCAGTTGTGTTAAGAGGACAACATTTATGTATGAAAGCTCGTGGAGTAAAACAGCAGAACGCAGTAATGGAAACAAATTATCTCACAGGGGTTTTTCGTAAAGATGATTCTGCAAGGCATGAATTCCTCAATAGGTAAAAATGGATCCCAAGATAATACAGGCACAAGCACTCGCCTTCGCTAATGAACAAATGCAACAGCGCATTCCTCAATGGAATGTTCAAGGCAGACCTGAACAAAACCCACCAGAAGGTGATTGGAGTGTATGGGCATATATCGCAGGTCGTGGCGCAGGGAAAACACGATCAGGATCAGAATGGGTTCACAATCAAGTTTTAAGTGGTTCAAAAAGAATTGCTCTTGTTGCGCCAACCAGTGCAGATTGTCGAGACGTTATTGTTGAAGGCGAGTCAGGCATTATGGCAACAGCACAACCTTCACGCCAACCGTTATATGAACCATCCAAAAGGCGACTAACATGGCGCAATGGAGCAATTGCCACTCTTTATTCGGCAGAAGAGCCTGACCGACTGAGAGGTGTGCAACATGACGCAGCGTGGGCAGATGAATTAGCAGCATGGAAGAATCCTCAAACGTGGGACATGTTACTTCTAGGATTACGCTTAGGAAAAGATCCGAGGGCGGTAGTAACGACAACACCACGGCCAACAAAACTAGTAAAATCCATTCTTGATAGTCCAACAACAGTAATTACCAGAGGAACCACATACGACAATCGAGACAATCTCAGTGAACGATTTATCAACCAGATCATCAATCAATACGAAGGAACTAGAATCGGTCGTCAAGAAATTATGGGTGAACTTGTGGAAGATGTCGAAGGCGCATTATGGACAATGCCGATGATTGATGATGAACGTGTTAAATTATCACCACAGTTAGATCGCGTCATTGTTGCAGTAGACCCAGCAGTGACATCGAACGCGTCATCAGACGAAACAGGGATTGTTGTAGGCGGTATTGGTATCGATGGTCGTGGATATGTATTGGCTGATCGCTCTTGTAGATTATCGCCAGATGGATGGGCAAAGCGCGTCGCAGAAGCATATCACGAATTTGAAGCTGACCGAGTGATCGTAGAAGCGAATCAAGGCGGAGAAACTTTGTCCTTTGTTCTAGGTACAGTTGATTCAACAGTTCCAGTAAAACGCATCACAGCATCTAGAGGAAAAAAGCTTAGAGCTGAACCAGTCGCAGCACTTTATGAACAAGGCAAAATATCCCATATTGGTATGCTTCCAGAGTTAGAAGACCAGATGCGTTCATTCACTGGAATGGATGGCGGTGCAGATGATCGCGTTGATGCTCTTGTGCATTGTTTAACTGAAGTGATCTTAGATAAACCATCTCAGGGCTTATGGTAATAATACCCTACACTTTTGAAATGATTGAAAGAGCTCAGGAACGCGCCAACAAGATGGGAGCTCTTAAAAACTCTATAACAAAAGGGATAGGGAACTTAGCAGGATTCCTAGCTGAAGAAGCGTTCTGTGCCTACACAGGAGCCTCGATTGTAGTTGACCATCACTTATACGATTATGATGTGATGTTGGGTGATGAAAGAATTGAAATAAAAACTAAAAGAAGAACTGTACCACCGCAGATCTATTATGATGTTTCAGTTGCAAATACCAGCACTCATCAACGACCTGACAAATATATCTTTATCAGCTTAGAGTTCAGTAAAGTCTTTGATAAAACTAACGGTCAAAGAGTTTACAAAGAGTTAAAAAACGTGTGGCTTCTAGGAAGTAAAGACGCAAAAGAATATTTCAAAGAAGCAGTCAAAGTATCTAAAGGTGATGTGGATAAATCTAATAATTTTACTGCAAGAGAAGACATGTGGAATCTCCCCGTCTCCAGACTTAAATAGAAAAATAGCTCAATGCCTCTTCGTGCTGGCATTGAGCTATTTCCAAAAAACCAAGCTTATAGACACTCCCCAGTAAAAAATAAGCATTGAGAAACTTTCCTAGCTACTTCTCAACTCGATTATTCTAACTGAATTAAACTTAATGTCAATTAAGTAAACTTGGTTGACATATATTTTTATATCACCTAGAATATATGTTCTAGGCTTGTCGTGCGGAAAAGGGGTCACCAGCTTTGAGTTGGATTACTCGTCTCCTAGCACCAGAGGGGATGAAACAGGAGCAAGAGTTTGCTCAGGTCTCAGTACCACTTGCTCCAGAAAATGATTACGGTGAAGCAACAGATGCTTATTCCACTTATGCCAAACAAGGATTTTCAGGAAATACGATCATCAATGCGTGTGTTCGTGAAATAGCAACTGCAGTCTCAGCACCAACATTTCTTTTAGAAAAACAAACCGCTGAGGGAGGTGCAGAGCAGATCAACGCCTCGAATAATGAGTTAGCTGCAGTCTTGGCATCTCCCAACGCGGATCAATCTCAAACAGAATTTCTTGAACTACTGATCGTTCATCTTTATACCACAGGAAATGCCTATCTCCTGAAGGAACGGAACAGAGCAGGTCGCATCGTTGCTCTTCAACTACTGAGACCAGACCGCATTTCTATCGATATTAAAAATGGTTCTGTTAACCAGTACGAATATGAAATCAACGGTAGCAAATATTACATTCCTGCTACTGAAATATCTCAAATCAAATTGCCGAACCCCAATGATGACGTATACGGATTGTCACCATTGCAAGTGTGTGCTCGCTACTTGAATTTAGATATAAGCATCGCACAATTCACTAAGAACTATTTTGCTAATGCAGGAATCCCAGCAGGATTGCTCAAGCTCAAAAGACGCATCACTTCACAGGAAGAAGCTAACAGTACAAGGGCAAAATGGAGAAGCAGCTTTTCAGGAAATAAAGGATGGGGAAATCTTGCTGTATTAGATGAAGACGCAAGCTATGAAAGTATTAGTCCACCGCTCAAGGATATGGACACAGCAGCGTTAACCAGAACAACTGAAACGCGCATCTGTGCCACCTTTGGAGTTCCACCAATTTTGTTAGGTTTGCAATCAGGATTAGAAGTCAGCAGTTATTCCAATTATGAACAAGCGCGCCAGTCATTCATTTCGGAGACTGTTTCACCGCTTGTTAGTAAGTTGTCATCCTTCTTATACAGAGCTCTTGAAGTCAGTACAACAGAACCGAATGCAACAGTCAGAGCAGCAACAGAAGATGTCAAAGCGTTCCAAGAAGATGTTAACGCAATCTCCGATCGAGTAATGCGTCAATTCACTGAAGGAGCAATTACTCTCAACGAAGTCAGATCGGCATTGGGTTACGATGCTATTGATGAAGGCGATGTCCGAAGAGTCCCTGCTTCTGTTTTTGAAATATCACCTGATCAGACATTAGAACTACAAACAGAACCTCAAATGCTTAAAGCTGGGATACCAATTACAAATATCAAAAAAATCCCTTTACTTCCCAGAGCAGTAAAACTCAATAGAACATTAACAAGAGAACGCGATCAGTTAACAGATGAGTTCGAACAATCATTATCCAAGTATTTCAAAAAATTAGCTGATCAAGTCGCAGGCAGAATGGGCAGGTTGATCGAACGAAGTGCCTTAACGCAAGTTAATAAAATCGGCATCGCCGAAATCAATACAAATGAAATTCTTCCAACAGCAGGCAGAGTCGGTTTAAATGATGTTATTCGTAATGGATATTCTGACGTTATCAAAACAACATGGAACACTATATTGAATTCAGGCATAGCAGGCGCGCTTGATTTTGATGATCGCAGTCCTATATATACTCAAATCCTGCAAACAGCAGATCTATCAGTGAGTGAAATGTGGCAGGAAACAGAACGCGCAGTGGGTAAGGCTGTTGATATCGCTGTAGAGCGTGGGTACAGTATCGATCAACTAGCTCGTGGTGTTCCTGATGAGAATTTCGCAGGAGTCAATTCACTAGCCAGAGAAACTTATGCAAACAGAGCGGCCACCATCGCAAGAACTGAAGTGATGCGAGCTCAGAATGCAACTACTTTAGGCTACTACCAATCACAAGAAATCGAATACGTTCAAGCCTATGACCCAGATGGAAGTCCTGCTGATAATTATGAAGGTTCAGATGGAAGAACATGCTCACAACGTAATGAACAAGTTTATCCAGTCAAGGATGCGAGAAATGTTATTTCTCATCCGAATTGCAGGTTGTCATGGTCGCCCTTATCTAGAAGAGCTCTCGAAGAACTTGGCATCATCGACACAGTAGCATTATCAGCATCTATCGATTATCTCAAAGTACAGGTACCAGTTTTTGTGCAACAGAACACGGCACGGGGATTGCAATACGTTGAAGAAGGCAAAGGCGGATCAATCAATCAAGACATTATCAATGAAGCAGTTGGCATGTCTAAAGGCAACATTTCAGATGACAAGATTATCCGAATGAGTTCATGGTTTAAGGATCACGTGAGTGATCTCAATTCATCAGCAAGTATCAATCCTGAAAGTGCTGATTTTCCTAATGAACGCGCTATTGCTTGGTATTTGTGGGGAGGCAATCCTCTCAATAAAGAGCAATCAATGAAATGGGCAGAAAGACAAGCAGAACTCTTGAAAGACGAGGTACCTAATGGAATACAAACAATCACAAATTAGCGAGATCAAAGTACTCGATGAATCACAAGGAATTGTCGAAGCCTTCACAAACTCGATGGGCATTATCGACTCAGATGGAGATGTGATTGAGACTTCAGCTTTCAACAACTCTATACAAAATAACCTGCCAATCCCTGCTCTTGTAGGACATAACCCTTCTGCAGTAGTAGGAAAAGTAGTAGATGCACAAGCTATTCAACAACCAGACGGCTCTGCAAGGCTCTACAACAAGATTCAATTCAACATGGATACTCAAGCAGGACAAGAGGCTTATTCTAATATTGCAGGTGGTTTTGTCAGGGAATGGTCAGTTGGCTTCAATGTTCCAGAAAACGGCATAGAGCTCGACCGAGAAAACAACCAACTTATTCGCAGAATAAAAGACCTCGACTGGGTAGAGGTTTCCAGCGTTCTTAGAGGAGCATCACCAAACACAGGCACTCTCTCTGCAAAAGAAGAAGATTCCGAACAATTACAACAGACCGATTTAGAGCCACCAAAAGTCAAGTCCACAGAGCCAGAGAAATCTCACTCTGCCGATATTGATCAGGTGACCGAAAAGGAAAACGACGAGCGAGACACAATCCGAGCCAGACTCATTGCCTATCGACTCCGCCGATAAAAAAAGCGATTATGAAAAGGATTAAACGAATGAGCGCAGAGAAATTTGCACGAGCTGAAGCACTTCGAGGATTAGCCGAAGAAGCATTGGCTCAAGGAAACATCGAGAAGGCAGAGAGCTTTACCGACGAAATGGAAGGTCTGCAAAGTGAAGCAGAGAAAGAGTCAAACATAACAGAGAGACTCGCGAAAGCTCACGAAGCAACCATGAAACCAGTTAATCAGGTTCCAGTTGCATCAGAAGATGTGGCAGAAGATTCGAAGAACTATCAGCGGAGCGATGGTACATACCAGAACCACGTTGACGCGAACTACAAGCCAGCAGGTTGGCAAAAAGATTTGCCAGCTATGGCTCAGATTTCTTGGGTTCAAGAAAAAATGGGCGATAACCTCAAGGCTGAGGCAGCATTTCAAGCTGATACTTGGCAGAAGTGGTTTACCGCTAAGTCACAAGATGAGTTTTTCAGAAATGCATCTGCAGCAGAAACCAAAGCTATGCAGGAAGATACTGATGCCGAAGGCGGATACTTCGTACCAGAGGAATTTATTAATTCCACTTACGTAATTCCACAAGCATCAGGCAGTCAACTTCGTGCAGCATCAACTGTATTACGTGTGAATTCAAAAGATGGATACGTTCCAACATTGGACAGCGTAACCATGAACTATCTAGCAGAAGAAGCTGCTTTTACTGGTAATGAAGTTACTCCAACTGTTGGACAGGTTTCATTCGGCGTTTTGAAGGTTGCAGGTTTAGTTCGTGTATCAGACGAATTGCTCGCAGATTCAGTGCCAAACTTGCCAGCGTTACTCTCAGAAATCTTCCAATCTGCAAATGGCAGATTCCAAGATAAAGAGATTTTAGCTGGAAACGGCACCGCTAGATACAATGGAATTGTCAATGGAGTCGATGCCGCAGGAGCATCGGTCGCATTCAGCACATTAGCAGGCGCAACGTCAGTTGTCGCAGCAGATATTGTTGATGCATATTTCGCAGTTCCTCAACAACATCGTGGGGTTGATTCGTTCAGGTGGGTTTTTCCATCTGCAATATCAGCTCTCATAAATGGTATCGGCACGACGGCTGCAGGAATTCACGCGATTCAATCATTGACTAATGCTCCAGACGCTTTCCTTATGGGAAGA